TAGCAATTAAAAACGGTGTAACTACCGTTGCAAACGGAGCGGCTGCTACATGGACTGCGGGCGCTAACACAGTAACAATTGATGTGACAAGCGGAACAGAAACTGAAACTTATACAGTAGTAGTAACTAAGTCTTAATATGAATAAAAATAAGGGAGCTGAGATTCACTTCTCAACTCCCTTTAAAGTAGGTGATTAAATGACATTACCAGAAGGACTGCTAAATGATGTTAAAAATTATCTTGATATAACATGGACAGATATACCTACGGATTTAAAAGTATCCGGGATGATTGAAAGAGGAATCAAATATATAGATAGAATTGCAGGATCTGAAATGGTTTATACGACAAACGATAAGCCAAAAGAACTGTTATTGGATTACTGCAGGTATGTTCGCTCTAATGCTTTAGAAATGTTCCAAAAGAACTATTCGCATGAATTGAATTCCTTGCAGATTTCTAAGGAGGTTGAAGCTTATGAAATTGCCAACCCTGACACAATCGTTTAATGATGGTGTAGTTAATATTTATTCTGTAGAAAATATAGCTGAGTCGGGTAAACTACCAAAGGAAGGTCTGAAAATAAAGGCTAGTGCCTTGCATTATGAAGAAAGAACTGTCGGAATGAGCAGGTTTTATACAGCCATGCAGAACCAGGTTAAAATTGAACAAATATTGAGAGTACCAAGGATTAACTCTGTATCTACTCAAGACGTGGCCATCCCCAACGACGGCAAGCAATATAAAATTATACAAATTCAATGCCCGCAAGATGTAGATCCTCCAGTTATGGATTTGTCTGTAGAAAGATTGGAGGCGGAATATGCATTTAGCTGATTTAGGAAATTTGTTAAAGACAGTTCTTCCTGATACATTTCATTATAAGGCGTTTAAAAAGCCTGACAAGTATATTGTTTGGGCAGAGGATGGTGAAGCTGATTCGAGCAATGCAGATGACACAAAGACGGATCAGGTGATACAAGGTACCATTGATTATTTTACAAAAACCGAATTTGATTCTAATTTCGAATTGATCCAGGATAAACTTAATTCAGTTGAGATTGCTTGGCGTTTAAATTCAATTCAGCATGAAGAGGAAACAGGCTATATTCATTACGAATGGATTTTCGAGGTGTTGTAATGGCTAAAATGACAATTAAAGGAACCGATGAATTAGCGTTGCAATTATCTAAGCTTGGTAAAATGTCGGTAGAAATTGCCAAAGATGTAGTCATGGCCGGAGCTCAGCCAGTTGCAGATGAAATAAGAAAAGGACTACAAAGTCTACCAATTGATAATCTTAAACATTTAAAAGATGGTGAAATTTTCAACGTTACTCCGTATGGGGAACTTAAGGATTTATCAGATAGTCTTGGAATTACTAAACCAGACATAGACAATGCTGGAAATGTTAATACGAAAATAGGATTTGACGGTTATGGTAGCTATCCAAGTAAGAAATATCCTAAAGGCTTACCGAATCCACTTTTAGCCAGAGCTATAGAAAGCGGTTCATCAGTTAGAAAAAAAAGACCTTTTGTAAGGACTGCAGTTAACAGATCTAAGAAAAAAGCCTTGGAAGAAATGCAGAAAAAATGTGATGAAGAAATAAAAATATTATTTGAGTAGGAGGAATTAAATGAAAAAAATAGGATTAAAACATCCGGTTTATGCGCTTTATTCCGATGCTACCGGCTCTCCTGTTTATACGGCAGGAGCTGTTATAGCAAAGGCAATAAGTGCAAGTATTAAGATTAATAAAAATAATGTTACGTTATATGCGGATGATGATATTGATGAGTTAGACCAGAGCTTTATCAGTGGCACTGAAACTCTTGGCATTAATGAATTTCCGCATGACGTTCAGTCAGTGCTCTTGGGACATGCCATTTTAAATGGTGAAATGACTGCAAATGAGAGCGATAAGTCTCCACAGGTAGGGCATGGTTTTTATGGCAGGATAAGAAGGAATGGTGTTGATAAATGGAGAGCAATTTGGTTTAAGAAAGTTCAATTTGCGGAACCAGATGATGAAACAGAAACAAAAGGTGAAACCATTGCCTTTAAAACGCCAGTCATTGAAGGAATCATAATGAAAGATATCAACGGAAACTGGAAAAACGAAGAAGTATTTGATACAGAAGCTACAGCTATTGCATGGCTTGATGGCAAAGCTGGTATAACTCCTATCTGTGTAACTCCAATAGCAAGTGTAGCAGCTGGAACTTATGCAGTAGCTCAATCAGTAACATTGACAGCAGGAGTAGGAGAAGCTATTCATTACACGACTAATGGTACAACTCCAACGGCAACAAACGGCACTCTTTATAGTACAGCAATTAGTGTTGCTGCAACTACAATGTTAAGAGCAGTTGCAATCAAGGGTGGAAATACTGACTCTAAAATTGCAAATTACGAATATATTATTACAGCTTAATAGGTGGAGAAATCCACCTTCTTTTTTTCAATCAGGAGGAAATCATGTTAGATATAGTTAAACACATTACCGCGAATGACAAAGAATACCCGTTGGCATTTACATACAATGTCATGGAAGCAATCCAGGATAAATTCGGAAGTATGAACGAGTGGGGAAAGGCGTTACAGCCAACTGAAAAAGTAATTGATGAAGAAACTGGAAAAGAAATAGTTAAGGCATTAGAGCCAAAGATTAAAGATATAATCTGGACTTTGGAGGCGTGCATTAACGAAGGTATTGATATAGAAAATGAGGAAAAGGCAGAAAAAAAACAATTTCTAACATCAAAACAAATCGGTCGACTGCTTTCGGCTGTAGGAATGGCTGAAATCAGCAAGACTATTAAAAACTTAACAGTTGACAGTACAAGAGTAGACAACTCAAAAAACGAACTGACCACGCAGATCTAGAAGGGAACGAAGATTCAGACTTGATAGATTTTGCGTGGCATTTATTTATGGGAAAGAAAATGGGTTTTACGGAAAAACGAGTTGGACATATGACATTAAGAAAATTTAGTTTATTGTATCAAGCCTATAAAAATGATTTTGATTTAGAGATGGCAATGACTAACAAGGGTATTAGATACATTGATATGGAAACGGAAGCAACATTGGATGATGTCATCCCATTTTAATGGAAGGAGGTAGAAAATATGAGTTATGACATAGGCCCCAAGATAGGAATTGAAGGTGAAGCGGAGTTTAGACAAGCAATAACAGGCATAAATACTAATTTAAAAACGCTTGGAACTGAAATGATGGCAGTTACTTCTAAGTTCGACAAGAACGAAAAAAGCACGGAGTCTCTAACTGCTAAAAATAAAGTATTAAATAAACAGATTGGAGAGCAGAAAAGCAAGTTGTCTGAGTTGGAAAAAGGTTTATCGTCCTCAGCTGACAAGTATGGTGATAATGACAAGGCTACTCAAGGTTGGAGGCAGGCAGTCAACAAGGCTACTGCAGATCTAAATAACATGGAGAGAGAGCTCAATAACAACAATAAAGAGCTTGACGAAATGGGAGACGAATCGAAATCGGCTGAGAAAAGCCTTAACGGATTAGAAGATCAGGCAGCTAAAACAAATAGTGTTTTGTCGAAGGATGATGCAGTTAAAAATCTGAAAAATATAGCTAAAACTGCAGCTGTAGCAGGAGCAGCCTTAGGAGCTGCATTTGTAGGAATGGCTAATGCTGCAATAGGAAATGCTGACGAGTTGCAGAGACAATCTGACGTTACTGGGTTGTCTGCAGAAAGACTGCAGGAGTTAGCTTATGCCGGAGGTAATTTAGGAGTTGAACTTGACACTATAACAGGTGCTCAGGCTAAATTAACTAAGTCTATGGATGCTGCAAGAGAGGGAACTGGGGCGCAGGCAGATGCGTTTAAAGCATTAGGAATAAATGTATTAGATAGTAATGGACAGTTGAAAAGTGCTGAAGAAGTGATGAATGAGGCTTTTACTGCATTAAATGGTGTAGGGAATGAAACCGAAAGAGATGCACTTGCAATGACTTTATTTGGTAAGTCTGCTATGGAAATGAATCCAATGATTAAGGCAGGCGGTGACGAGCTTGCAAGACTATCTCAAGAAGCAAGAGATAATGGGGCGGTAATGAGTAATGAAGCCGTTGCAGGATTAGATAGTTTTGGAGATACAATAGACAATTTAAAATCTGGGATATTAGGAACATTCGGAGAAAAGTTTGCAGAAATACTACCAAATGTACAGGGATTGATTGATGGATTAAAAGAGTTACCGCAATGGATAGATGAAAACTCTACAAAATTAACATTGCTGGGGGTTGCGGTAGGAACTATAACAGCTCTTGTAATTACTTTTAATATTCAACAGGCTTTATTAGCAAGCGGTATGACTTTATGGGGTGCAATTGCAGCAGGAGCTACAATTGTAACAACAGGGTTAGGTGTTGCATTCGCGTTTCTAACATCTCCGATTGGTTTGGTAGTTTTGGCAATAGGTGCTGTAATAGCAATAGGAGTTTTGCTTTATAAAAACTGGGATACCATAAAGGAAAAGGCTGATAAATTAAAAGAAAAAATATCAAATTTATTTGACTTTGAATGGAAACTACCTGAGATTAAGTTGCCTCATTTTGATATACAAGGTGAATTTAGCTTAAACCCTCCATCAATGCCAACGCTAGGTGTTGAGTGGTATGACAAAGGTGCTATTTTTAACAGTCCAAGTATAATAGGAGTCGGTGAAAAAAGACCTGAATTTGTAGGTGCACTTGATGATCTCAGATATTTATTAAGAGATGAATTACGTCAAGGCTCATCTAACGTAAATCATACGGGTACTATTAGAGTTGAAGGTGTTAACAGTAGAGGCGAACTTGTAGCAGTCGTAGAGC